ATAGTGACCGTGCGGGCTGTCGTACACATGACCCACCCGCCGAGAACCACCACGCTACCCGTCAAAATGACAGTGGGTGATGTCGGCATAGCCTGCGGCTCCATCAGCCATGTAGGGTTAACGGGTCCGGGGGGATACACAATCGGCGTCGCCGACTGGCTCCAGAGCGCCCCCGCTACCACCAACGCCAATGCGATAAATCGTTTCATCCGATGCTCCTTCCTCGTACTGCAATGCGCTGGCCCACGCTGCTGCGTTGGTCTTCCAGCAAGATATCTTGAATGATTGCGTCGAACAACCCGGCCCAGATGCCTATGCGGTCGTCGTCCTTGAGGTAGGGAGCCGAGTGTACCAGGGAGCCGTAAAGGTAGGCGTCCGGGTGCTTGCTCAACAGCCAGTTTGACGTATTGCTGTCTGACAAAGCCGTCAGAGCCGCATAGTAAACCAGTTCGGCTGTGTAGGTTGTATCCGGGGTCGGATTGACCCGCAAATATCCTCCCTCGATTGTATACCAAATTGGCTCACCTGTAGAGTCCCATCTTTCGGCGCTCTTGATGTCCATTTCTTCCGGCGTGCAATACGTGAGCGGCTGCGTCGGTGCCGAGGTCGTCAGCTTGACCTTAACAGCCTCGCGAAACGTGCCAGGTACCGCCGTGTATTCGCTGGAGATAGTGAACGCTGCGTTCCGCGTCCGCTGGTCCCGCGTGCGAAGAATGCGATTGCCCTTTGCCTCGCACATGGTAATAAAGTTTGGGATTGTCGTCGTGAGATCCGCACGGTTTAGCGTGTCCGCAATAGCCGTTTTCAGTTCGCTAAAGGTTGTGATGGCCATGTAGCCTCCTGTTTCATGCCCTCACGTACCGCCCATGTGTGAAGGTGCTTGAACTCAAATTCTCCGAGGTGCCCGATTTGCTGCGAAACGTCGTGGTCTACATAAACCGAGATGTTCTTCCGTTTAAGCAACATGCAGAAGTATGTATCCTCGCCCATAAACTCTTGCATATCGGGGACGAACGGCGTAGCGAATGGCGGAAATGGGATCTCGTCAAAAACATCCATCCGCACCAGCAGAACCCCGGTTCCGAGCATGTCAACCTGCTCCAGCCCGGTGGAGTCTTCTTCGGTGTAGACGGGAACCTTGCCATCTACGTGGTCGTAGTTCGCTGCGGTCGGCCCGGTCGGCATCCTGCGCTTGGCACAATTCGCGCCAACAACCTGCACGTTATGCGCCAGCAGCCGTTTCAACGTGTCAGCCGGGAACCGCATATCGGAGTCGAGCCAAAGGATATGGGTCGCGTTCTCGCGCCGCGCCTCTTTTACAAGGGCCGTCCGCTGAGATGCCAGCAGCGTTCCCATCGACGGCATCGGGATTACGGTATCGCCCGTCTGAAGATGCGCGGCTACCAACTTCACCAAATCAAACGCAAACCGCGCTTTGCATTCATCGCGTGTAGGGATGCCGATAACTACCCGGTTCATATTGTTCCCGGCCTTGTGCGGAAAAACCGGTTGTCGGGATTGTTGAGCCATTTGCGAAGTTGCGCCCGGTCGTGCTGGATGCCTACCTTGGGGTCATAGAAGACGCTGAGGGGGATCGACGCCACGCGGTCACCCTGACCATCGCGCCAGTTCTGACGTTCGTCTACGCTTGCGTAAACGGCTTTGTTGCAGGCAATCAAAGTGCTGACATCTTGAACTGTTTCAACCGTACATTCCAACGTCATCGGGTCGAAATGGTGCCACGTCGCTATCCCTGCGTCGGCGTCTCTGTCTACCAGTCGCGATTGCAAAATCATCCTCCTAAAAAAACGGGGAGAGCGCCGGTGATGACGCCCTCCCCCAGGTTGTTACGCCACGCTTTAGCTGGTGACGAGATCAGCGCAAAGACCGTGAGCGGCCTCATTGGAAACCTTCAGCGCGTATTCCGCGAGAATGGCCTTTTTCTCAGCGTCACCCGTTTTTGCCAGATCAATTGACTGGAAGGGACGAAGGAAGAGAACCGCCGCCATCTTCGGGTCAAGAATCCAGGCATCACGTTCGCGCTGGAATCGGTTGGGAACAACCTTCAGTTCGCCGAAATCGCCGACGTAAACGTCAGCGGCTCCGATGATCTGCGCCTGCTTGCCCGCAGAAACGTCACGGAAGCGGGTAGCGATACCCGAAAAGCTGGAAACCACGCCCTTGTTGTAAGGCCCGGTCATCAGGATCGTGGGTTCAGCGCCAGAAGTAAAGCAGAGCGAAAGCGCCGCTTTCAGAATGGTTTCTGTGAAAGCCCGAACCGTACCGTCCGAGCGAACGTTGGCCGCAGCCGGAACGCCGGAAGTCCAGTCGGGGTTAGCCCCGGTGCCAGAAGCCTTGGCGACGTTGGTTTTGATCCAAGCCGTCAAAGATGCCGTTTTGGGTGCCGTGGTGGAGTCGCCCGTCACGCCGCCCTGATTGACGCCGATGATGTTGAACTCCATGTCCCGCTTTAGTTCTTTCGACATCTTGACCATCTGGTACGACAGTTCCCGAGCGCGGCCTGCGCTGTCCACGGCGTCTTGAGTGCCGGAAACAACGACGGTCTTGCGCGAAATCATCGTGCGGTTACCGACACGAACTGTCGGAGTGACGGCGGTGAAGGTCATCTCGTCGCCCTGAAGTTGCGCGTTGGCGGCGGCGGCGGCGAGAGCGTCCGTCTGCCATTCGGTGAGAGTGGCGCTTGCCTTGCCCTTACCAATGTTCGACATGAACGGCGTGTTCTCGGGCGAGATGTTGCTGATTGTGTTGGCGAGGTCTTCGCGGTTACCGACTGCGGAGAACGTCAAAAATGTGTTGGTTACGATTGCCATTGAAATGCCTCCTTTAGGCTGGCTTCATCATGTGCAGGAACACGTCCGCTGCTGCTTCGTCGGAACGGTCCTTTTGAAAACGCTGTTGTGCGCGGGCAAGGTTACCAACTCCTGACCTCGTTGCGGGTGCGCCCGGTGTCGCAGATCTGGGGCCGATAGGCTGGACGGGTCGCAAACTGCGTGCCGCCACCGCCTTGTCGTAGAGCATGGCTTTTCGCAGAATGACTAAAAGGCGGTGATCGTCTACCGTGTCAACGTCTTCCGGCGTAAACCCTACCGAACTGGCGAAGTCCTGAAGCGCGGCTTTGTCGGCCTTCAATCGCTTCACGTCCTTCCACTCCGGTATCGCCTCGAACAACTTCACCTTTTCTTCAGCGCGGTTTTGTTGTGCGGTGCGTTCCTGCTCTGCCTGCTCCCGTTCGTGCAACTGCTGACGTTCCAGATCCAGAGATTGCTGTCTTGCCCGGTATTGGGCAAAGAGCGCCTGCTGGCGAACGTATTCAGCCGGGTTTTCCGTTGCCAACTGAATCCAGTCCGGTTCCTGCGGAGCCGATTGCTGAATCATGTGCTGGAGTGTTTCGAGGTTCTGCTGGTAATGCACGCGCTCCGATTGGGCGGCTTCCAGTTCGGCGTTTGCGGTCCTCCGCAATTCTGCCGCTTCCTGAGTTTTCCGCGTGTAATCGGCAGTCCGTTGATACCCCTTTACAAGTTCGTCCGCTGTTACCTTCTGTTCTTTGCCGTCAATCTTGACGGTGAACTCGGCAACAGGTTTTGGCTCGTCGGGGTCTTCGTCGGAGTCCTGCTCATCTTCAGAGTCGTCGGCTGGAGCGTCTTCAGCCTCTTCGTCCGGGTCGATCTCCGTTTCATCCTCTTCGCCCTGCTGCGTGTCGGCGTTGCCGAGCAGCATTTTCTCGAAGGATGAGGCGGCTGTGTCGTCTGTTAGAACGCTGGTTGTTTCCGTGGCGGTCATAAGGTTTTCATGTTTAGGCGGTTCTGGCAAATCTTGCCATCATTGATGAAAGATTCGAGCTTCGCCTTTACTTCAGAAAGTACAGAAAGTTTGAGAAACATCGCCTCGCGGTCGGCAGTTGGCAATCCGCCGCTCTGCTTCCAGTCGGCTACGATTTCCGCTTCAATCGAGGTAAAGGCGTCATCCATCAGCGGGTTGCTCAGGAATTGTTCGGCGCTCTTGCCTCTGATAATACGGTCTTCAGTGGTCACTGGACGGGTTGCTCCTGAGGTAGGTTAGAGGCGTTAACCTGCGCCTGCGCGTCTTGCTGCATTTGCAAATTGTCTGCGTCTATTTTGGCGTTCACTGACATCATGTCTGCGCCATATTTCAGTTGGAGTTCAGCAAGTTTGACCCGGCTGTCAACCATAATCTTGTAACGCTCCCGCGCATCGTCCATCACCATCTGGTCGCGCTTCAGGTCTAATTCGCCCGCGTCGGTTGAAATCCTGGCCCGCGTCTTTTCCTGCTCAACCTGAGCAAGTATCATTGCCGTTTTTGCCTGCGGGTCTTCAGCGGGTTGTGGAGTTGGGGCCTGGTAGTCAGCGGGCACTGCGTTGAAAAACTGGCTTGCGTCTCTGAATCCGGCCATTTCGGCCATTTTTCGCAGGGTTGCCGAATACTGGCTCAACGTGCAAATGGGATTTGACGGGCCAAGCGTTTGCAGGATCGATTCCTGCTTGGCCGCAATGCCGGTGAGTGTGGCCAGCTTGTCCTCGCGTGTTCCACCGCCCAGCCCGACGTTAACCGAAACGTCCATCATGGGGTCGAACATGGAAGGCTGGACGGCGACGAATTTGTTACGCAGGCGAACGATGCGCTCTTTGTCCTGGCACTGTACAGCTAACTTCAGCAGCCCACGATAAAGATCCTTGATGCCAGTTTCCGCAAAGATGCGGGCAATCATTTCGATATGCTCTTGCGCCGCCGTGACCGTTGCAGCTACTGCCGCTTTAGTCGTGCTTTGGAGAACGTCAGCGTTTAGCCCTTGCGAAGCCTTTGTAATACCTGTGCGGGATTCCCGCGTCTCATCCAGTAACGCCAGCACAGGCAGAGCGTTCTGGCCCACGAAAGGCTGGTTGAACGGCTGAACCATGCCGGGAGCACGCATTCGTATAATGCCGCCCGTTTCGTCGTTCATGACATCGTCAAGGTTTACCTGATTCTCAACTACCGCAGTTCGCGGGTTGATGGCCTGCCCGAGAGAATCAAGCATGAGCCGCCATACCTGAGACTTAATCCGCTGGATGTCCATCACCAGATCGGCGATGGAGTTTCCGATCACCATGTGCGGCTCCGGGTCCGGGCAGATCAGAGCAAACGGGCGACTCTCTGCGGGTTCGTTGTGTACCACGTTATGGGAGGTTCCCATTGTGCAAATGTGGCGGAGTTCCGCGATGCCGTCGCCGTCAAAATCAACTTTGAGAAACGCCTCGCAGTAGGCAACTCGACGCTGCGCCGGGTTCGAGTAGTCCTCGGCCCCGATGGTGATATTCCACGGCGAACGCGCCAGCCGCTCGTCGTTCATTTCAAGTGTGGTGTCCCCGATGCCAGCCTCAGCAACCTGATCTTCGGTGTAGCCCATTGCTATCAGGTCGGAAACGGTTTTTTCGGTGCGATGCGCCACCAGGGTTGCGCCTTCCAGTGTTTTGGCTTCGCGAGAAATCAGGAACTCTTCAGGCGGTATGTTTGCAACCCTGAGCCGGTAGTCGCTGGTTTTCTTCCGAACCGTAATTGAAAACATCCCGTTTTCTTGTTCCGATTCAACAAGTTCCACGCCTTCCTCGGACAACAGGCCCATGACCTGATCCGCGTCGAGGTAGTGAAACTCGCGGGATTCGATGCGCGTGGCGTCGTCGGCCCAATACTTGACAATTCCGGTCTTGTTAATCAGCGCGTCCTTGAACCAGCCGTGAAACGTGAGAAAACCCGGATTATCTTCGGAGATGACGTACTGAACGTAATCGGTCGCCTGTTCTGCTATCGGCAAGTCTTCCGCCGACTTTGGCACGAATTGGACGGCCTGCTCAGATCCAAAGAATATCCGCAACAGCGACGGCAGAATCGCGTTAACGGTGTCCCGCACGTCCTGCGAGATTACCTGACTTCGGCCTGCCCGCTCATCCCCAAACGGCTCCGCGTTGTAGTAGCGCGTTGCCTTCGCCCTGAGCGGGGACACGTCGGAGTCGATGAAGCTGGCC